TTGAAAGATGAAACCCCCCCGTTCTTTTTATCCTTTGCATGTATTTCAGCACATTCGGGACACGCCCACATAGGCCCTGTATGAGGCTTTGTGTAGTGGAGTGTTCTTATTTGTGTGTCCATAATCGTATATAGTCTAGAAGAATCTGATCTCATTAAGACATACGTGTCTTCTGCGTGCCCGTCAACCTGAGTCTGAAGCGATGTGACTTCTTTTTTGAGATCCTCCTGACCCTCCAGTATAACTTCCTGACCCTCCAGCATAACTAAAGACTGAATTGTTGTTGAACAAATTCCAAGAACCAGTACGAGCATTAACCACTTAGTCGCATTCATTTTTAATCTCCTAACCTGCACTACATGAACATTTATTACATTTAAAACGATTTCTTTCGGGAGGTATCAAGGACGGGGAAATGTCAAATGATTTTCCGCAGATCCTACACTGAATCGGCACCTTCTGGAAAGAAGGAGACTGTGGGATTATACCATCATTTTTCGGCCTGTCAAGCCCTCTCTCTTTATCAAATTGAGAAGCCTCGCCCATTTCTTTCTGCTCATCAGGAGTGAGCGAAATGCCGTCAAGAAAGGAGGACTTATCCACAGTCTTTGCCGATGGAGGTGTCTGAGTTTTTTTTCGCTTACCCCTCCCTCGCCTTTTTTTATTCGGCTTCTTTGACCCTGAAGAAAGAATCTTTTTTAAGTCTTCTAGTTGTTCGGCAGATAGCAAATCAATTATCTGTTGAAGGTCTTTGGGGTCTTGACTATCCATTTTTAAACGCCTTTGATCTTTGAACACTAAGAAAGATGTCACCGATATTCTTAACCGAAGAGGACAGGTAGTTCACTCGGTCGGCTCTTTGCTGGGCGTACCTTTTGATGGCCAAGATTTTTCTAGTGTAACCATCCTCTCCAACTGCCTGATTGAACTGGCTTTCCCACGACCCTCTGTATTGCTGTTCTCTACCAGCAACCGCGCTCTTAAGAACTTGATCTGCCCAATTGACCCTCGCTATTTCCCGATTATAGCCTCTTTGCAAATGGAAAGATAGAGAGGCCAAAAGGAGGGCTGCCTCTGCACACTGCTCGGGAGTAAGCTTTTCTATTTGGTTACGAGATAACTGTAAATAGTTTTTTGCGGTATCATCGTAAAAATCGCTATTAAATACAGGAATCCCTAGGGAGGACTCGTACTCGTCTAAAACAGAGTCCAGTTTTTCTAACTGCTCTTTGGCTGAATTCTTATTTTCCATTGCTTCCTATTTTCGTTGAATGGCAACTCTACATAATTCAAATTATTAAGAACGCACCAATCTATAAGTTCAGAATCTCTTTTCCTTTGGTTTAAAAAGTCTTGGGCGCAAGTATGATATAGAGAGTTGAATTTATAATGTTGTTCTCCATGAACTTCGATTACGGTCTTGATTGTGTTGATATAAAAATCAATGATTGCTTTTTTGTCACGCCTGATACGAACCGGTATCTCCTCGCAGATTTGCAATGTGGGATATATCTCTTTTAGAAGAGAGCGAGCAGCTAGATGTAGCTTGGATCGGGGTCTTTCCTCGTTCCCTCGGATCAAGCTGCTCTCAATCTTCCATTTATGAATATCTCCGTCTAAACTCCTAGTCTTCATTCTTTTCTTTTCTTAGGGGGAGCTTGGGAAACTTAATAGAGTCTTTCGTAACCTTAGCCCCTTCTCTAGCAGGAGACCTTGGCCCTTCCACAGACATGGAAGTAATTTCTTTTAGAGTGGGGACGGGATAGTCTAAATCAATAGCCCACAAGATACCTTCTTTTCTAGCATAGCTCCGCATTCTGCGAATTGGAACAATAAGATTAAAAGTTTCTCCAGCGCCGCGAACGAGCATCCCCATATATTGACCGGCATTGTGGCCAGAACGTTCGCTTAGAAAGACACCGCCACCGCTGGACCCCGGAAATGCGGTCACCGTAGTTTGATCAAAGACTACTCCAGCACCATTTCCCAATTCAAGAACTCTTCCAATTTGAGAGCAAATTCCTCTCGTCATGGAATTCGAGCCAGTTTGACCTAGTAAACTTCCCACATGGTATAATTCAGTGCCGATAGCAACTGGCTTACCTTCTCCATTATAGAAGGTGACTGACTTATCGATAAATCCCTTCTTCCGAATCATCAAAAGAGCCAAGTCTTCACCGTTTTCAGAGTCACTGTATTTGATCACCTTGGCTTCCATTTTCATTTCGCCAACCCTGCGACCGTCTTCGACTAACTCCTGAACGATTTGCGCGTCTTTGAATTCAATAATTTTTCTAGCCTGCCCATCTTTAATAACAGTTCTAACGGAGCGGAGACTGTCTACAACATGGGCCGCTGTCCATACAAAATTCACCTTCACGGTGAGAGGCTTTCCTAGAGCCGGTGGCTGAATTTGAGTGATGGGAATGGTCCGTGTGACAATAACTCCAGAGCCTTCGCCATCCTGTGCCTTAACAGTAACAGAAACGTCCTGTAGGTGCTGATATAGTCTGGCGATGTCGGGTGGCCCCAAAGCAATAGTCGGCTCTTCAGCAACCACATTAATGGTACTCGCCAAGAAAATTAACGCAGCCGTAAAAATCGTTTTGATCATTGTCTTTACCTTTCGATTCCAATCATAGAAAAAATGTCATTTTCAAATTTGAGATACTCGTTTGGGTTTTCCTCTAAGTACGCAGCTAAATTATTCTTTCCCTGTAGCTTTTCCTCGTTTGGGAGAGTGAGCCAAGATCCGCTTTTTTGCACCAAGCCGAAATCTACAAGCAGATCCGCAAGCTCCATCTCCTTCCAAATCCCCCTACCATATTTAATATGACTGGCCACTTTCTGCCCCGGAGGGCCGATAGCAGAAGTAACAACTTGCCAATGCACAGTCTGACCAATTTGAGTCTCTCCCTGTAATATGGGAGTGAGGTGTGAAGCGTGTAACTTAACATCGACCTGATATTTTAAGGCAGTTCCCGATTTTTCTACCTTGGTTTTGCCTCTTCCGAACTTGTTGATATTAGCCATTAGGTGCGTGATTCCAACGACTGTAACTTTATTGATAGGGAGCACGTTAGAAATTCTTCTACAGAATTTGGCCAATACCTTTTGCACGCTCATTACTTGCTGATCGCTTAAATCTCCCGTCAGTTCTGCATCGCTAGCGAGAGCCGAAAAAGAATCAACAATGCATATGCAGTTGGGTTGGGTGTGAATCAATTGATCAAAGATGCTAAGATATTTTTCAGCAGACAGGATATTCCCCTGTGTTGATCCTATAATTTCGAGGTACTCTGGGTCCATATTGATTCCGGCGATCCCCTCTATGTCTCTTTTTCTCAACCTTCCTTCAATGTTGCCATAATAAACTTTGCGTTTTAGGGCTTGAGCGTTTGCGCAAAAGGTGAGTGCCGTAACAGTTTTTCCAACCTTTTCTGGACCGGTCAGTATGAAAAGAGACCCTTCGGGGACGCCCCCACCCAAGGCAATGTCAATCTTGGGGCTAACCGATATGATCTCTAGTTCTTGATTGGTTATCGAAGACGGGTCATGGATAACATCTCCATATTCCTTAATGATGTCCTTCGTCATTCCAATTCCTCTAATTTGGAAATGATAGATCTCTTTTTATTATTACTGGTAAAGTTTTCTTTGCTATGAAAATCATAAGATAGCTCTTCTTTACTAGCTGTGCGCTCTACATAAGTATACTCTTCAATTTTCTCGTGAACCCATTTCGGCCTTAGACTCATGACGTATTTGTTGGTTTTTAAGAACGCAATGATTTTATCAACACCGTGCTTGTCAATAAGCCTTGTTAGACTACGGTTATTAATTTGTTCCCTGTAGAATTTCTGCCAATCTGAAAGCTGCAACTCTTTGGTATAGAAGCCGCGAGGTAGTTCCTTTATATCTTTAGCCGCTTTATTTTCACATACCATCTCCACAATATATTGACGGCCAGTTATCCATGCAACTCCATTTTCATCCACATCTGGAGAATAGCGAGATGGGTAACGTCTAGATTCTGTTCTATTCTTCATCAGGTCGAATCTTGTGAACCCATTCGGCACGGTCTCCCTTGCGTGGTATCGTAGTAGAGGGAGGCTCATTTTTATTCTCATCCGCTCGCAATGATCCTGCTTTGGTCATGACCGCAACACCGGGAACGCCACCGGCAGTCTTTGTAATAAGCATTTGATCCCTCAGAACTTTGTCGCTAATGCGATCTAGCTCCTTTTGAATCGCCTCAACGCTCCTGTTAAGTTGTTTCGCCATTCCTTCTGCTGAGACATTGTCCATAGCCATTCCTTTAAGGCAGGAAATCTCTACTTCTGTAATCTTGCCCTTTTTCATAGTAGCTCTCTTTCTGCATTATGTAGGTATGCAATATTTTTAGTTCTTAAAAAGTCTCTATAAAATCTAAACGCCCTTTCTCCAATTTCTACGAATCTCCACTCAGGTCTCCCCGCATGGTGCAGCCGCTTACTGCCCATTCCCTCACTAAACATGCCTACCGGATTAAACAACCTTCCATGCTTGCCTCGCTTGGCGTAATATTTAGTTCTTGCACCAATGGTAATTTTCATAGCATGGGCAATGGCAGATTCTTTTGCTTCGGTAGAGTCTAATTTTACTGCGGGATATTTCTTGTCTTCTAGATAATCATGTTTACCAGAGACGGTATAGATAACCTCTACTCGCTTAGGCTCCTTGCTTTTTTTGCTTTTATCTATGATGTGGAAACCTTCGTTGGGATCTTTATTTTTTGCCATGTTATCTCCTCTTTCTCTTAATGTCTCTTGTCTTTTTCTCTTTACGTGCCCACTGGGTACTTTCCTGTGGTTTTTCTATACGGCTCATGCCTTCTGGTAACTGTTCCATGCCCGACGTTTTCTTTGTTTTGAAACTTTCCTGTATATCTTCTATTTGCTGCTTGCTATATTTTGCAGATTGTTTTTCTGCATAATGGCCTATGGTTTTACATTCAGATAAAGACCTTGTCACCGATCCTCCAATGCCATCAAAAGAGAAATCTCGCTCTCCTTTTTTGTGGCATTCTGGGCATCTAAAATATTTTCGCTTAGTGAATTCTGACATACTGCAAGCATGTGAAAAATTAATCTCGCAATGATTGCAACGAAATATATATTCTGGCATCGTTTATTTCCCTTAAATTCTACCCCCAAAGTTTCGAAATCGGCCCACAATAAAGGTACAGGAGCAACCAAATCTGCGCGATGGCGAGGGAGACTGCCGTCACCATTCCGTACTTAGGATATTTTTTGTAGATTGCATACGTTGCTGCTACTGCGATATAAGTTCCTAAGAACTTGCACAAAATAAAGAGTGATACGTCTCCATTGTCTAGGGAGATCAGGTATCGGCCAATCGGATTTTGCTCCACTTCCTCGATATATTCTCTCGCCTTACTAAGCCAGTAAGTATCTATTGCTGAAATTGCTACGATCAGAGCACAGCAAATATGAAGTATAATTCTATGCATAGTCTTAAGATTAATATAGTAAAGTTACACGCATTTAGACCATGCGCATTGGGTGCAAGTAATACAACCTTCCTG